TGGTCTGCGCCAGCCTTTGAGTTGAATAGACGTGCTGATTCAACATAGTAAGCACCTTCGTAGTTACCAATTTCTCCTGCCCAGATGCGGTCCTGTGATGAACCGTATTGGTTAGGAAGCAACCAGCCTTGTCCTGATGAGGACTCAGCGCGTAGGTCGTGTGATACTTCTGGGTGGATACCAGCCCAGTAGAGTGAACCCTTGCGTCCTACAGCCTTGTTGGAACGCAACTTAGCAACTGCTCTGCGGATATCCGCTGAGTCAATTGTTGATGCTGCTGCAACTGTTGCTGTTGATGTTGCTGAACCACCAAAAATTTTGTTGGTTCCACCGCGAAGAGTTGTCATCGCGACGTCATCAATAGAATCTGCAAGGTTGAATGCAATAATGTTTGCGATTGCTGGGTCTACATCAGCAAGGCTGAAGAGTTCCAACGCACGTGTTACCAGTACTGAGTTACCGTACTCGTTAAGAGTAATAGAAACTGTCTCTGGTGTTGATAGTGCTACTGCATCTGGGTCAGTTGTTTCTGATAGAGCAGTAGTGCTTTTTGCCAAGTCAACGTACTTCTGTAGAGTTACGGTTGAACCTGGGATTGATTGACGGGCAGGTGTCTTATCTGCGACAGAACGAATTAGGGGTTCTGAACGGAGAGCAAACTCCAATAGGCGGTCATACGCCTGTTGGACAAGACCTGCACCACCAGCGGTACCTCCGAGTGTGGAAGAACCTGTCGATGTATATGCGTTAGGCATTGTGTTGTCACCTCCAAGTGACTAGAAACTATGATTGATTTATTGCTGTGCTCGGAGGATAGATAAGATTTCTTCCGCTGAATTAGCAGAGGCTATTCTAGATTCCATATCCTCAGTGCGTTCAGGGCTTAATGCATTTTGAGTAATAGCATCTTGCTGCCTTAAGGCTGCACGATTAATATCTTGCTCTTGTTTTTCCTGCGTATCTACTGTTAGTCCAAACAAATCTGCGTTATCTGTAAGCCAGTTAGTAACTGACTCTTCGTTAACATCATCTAAGTCTTTCATAATCAACCGAGCCGCTTTGGCATTGACGCCCTTCTTTTCTAGGACTTGCTTGACGGTCTGCTCACGCTGCGCCTTGGTAAATGTCTCAAGTTGCTCTGTGAGTTCCTTAATACGTTTCTCATCTGAACGCTTGGCTTTCCGTAACTTTTTAAGTAAGTCACTGCCATCGCCTACATTTGTATCTGTATCTAGGTCGTCTTCGTCTTCGTCATCCCAGTAGTTGTTGCTCATAGCAACTGTCCACCCTTCTATTCGTTTGAGTCGCAGACCTCAGTTCCAATAGGGGAATTGGGCTGGCTTCTGCTACCAGTCTTATACGCTGACGGGGCTGGTCGGTTCGTCAGGATTCTTATTTAGATTAAGCCAGATGTTTGGCTAGTCATTGATACTTTATTTGTTCCAGAGGAACCACTAAAGCGTCCAATTTCTGCCTGACGTAACTGGTCTTGTGCTCGCTTAGCAGAGGCTAAGCCCTTTAGATAAACTTCTTCTGCAGTCTTCTGTGTGTACTCAGGAGCACCTGCTGTGATATCAGACAAGAACTCACCACGTGGTAACACATCTGCTACTGCTGCAGCGCCTGCTTGTGCCTGCTCCTGTGTAACACCTGCTGCTACATACTCTTCAGCGGATACAACATCTGTTGCTAGTCCCTGCTTGAGGAATGCTCCACCAATCTTTGCAGCCTGTGCCTTAACTTCTAACTTAGGAAGTGTTTCGGTTGGCTTTAAGAAGTAGGCGACAAGGTCGCCATCAGTAATCATTGGATAAAGTTGTTTAATTGCTGCCTTAGTTGCAGAGTCGCTAGATGCAAGGTCAGTTGCTACTTGTAGTCTGCGCTTAACTTCTGTAGGTGCAATAGTCCCACCAATGTATGTAGCAAAGTTAGCCTGCTTCTCATCTGATGTTTTACCAAGAAGTCCTTGCTGTCCATAGGATGTAAATATTTCGGCATAGGAGTTCTCTAGTGCTAGGTATGTACCTTCATCATATACATTTAGCCCAGCCTTCATGCGCTCTTGGTTTCCAGCAAAACGCTTTATGTATTCTGGACGAGCACGAAGTTTAAGAGTAACTTCGTCTGTTGATGCTCCATCTAAAATTAATTCTTTGACAGCATCTGCTAACCCGCCTAAGTTATACTTATCAAATTCTGCTTTAAGGGTTGCCCATGCAGAGGTACGCTTTTGCATTGTCTCTGCGCTAGGTGTTGTAGGAATAACACCAGCACCAGTTAATGCAGCGCTACCTGTTGGAACATTTGCACCACCAGATACAGAGCCAACAAACTCTCCAGTAGCACTGTATTGACCACCAGGAGTTTTGTTACCCACTGCGTCATAACCTGCCTCTGGCATACCAATACCAAACTCACCGTACTGTGCAGACACTTCACGTGTTGCTTCAGCAACAGACATTCCGTTTTTAACTTTTTCGGCAATCTGCTTTTGCTGCATAATTTTTGCCATGGCTGCTGTGTTGACAGTTCCATTAGGAAGTGTCACAGACTGTTGTTCGGTTGCTGTTAATTGACCAGATAACGCTACATCATTAAAGTAACCCTGTGAGTTAATACCGCCACGGGATGCAATGTATTCTGCAGAGTATCCAATTTTTGATGCTTCCATTTCTTTTGCAATGTTACGTTCTGTACCTGTAATTCCAACACCCTGCATGCCTGTAGCATTTTGAGGTGTAGTAACTGGAACATAACCGCCAGTAATTTTTGCATATGCTTCCTGGTTTTTATTTTTCTTTGGTGTTGTCATTATCCCTCCAACCCAAAGTCGCGTTTAATTTGAAGAATGTTTTTATATGCCAAGTCGTTAGCCTCTTCGCCAAACTCATAATCTGGATGACGAGTAAGTTTCTTTTCAAACTCCCAGTTAGTAACTAGTTCACCCTTATCATTAAGGATGTTTTGAGAAATCCATGCGTCACGCCAGTTAGCATTTGCCTTGCCTAACTTCTTAGAGAATGAATTTGCGTATGGTGTGTAAACATCTTGAAGGGTTAGACCCTGCTTCATTAAAGCCTTGACTGATTCAGGCTGACCAATCATTGCCTGCTGTTCAATCTCACGCTTAATAGCCTCTTGGCTTTCGCCTCTATCAAGGCGTTGCATCCAACCAGTTACCTTGGCTGTGCCAAAGTCTGTATCAAAGTTAAAGCCCTGCTTGTTTGAATACGCACGCAAGTCAGCAGCATTAGTAGCAACATCACCCTTTTCTTTGCCAGGGGTAAATGAGATACGTGTGTTAAGCCAACGGTCTACATATGCTTTGTTATTTTCATTGGCTGAGTTGTATAGTTCTTTAGCCCATGAATCTAATTGTGTAGCATCGTAGGTAATACCGCGGTCTGTCAGGCTTCTTTCAAGAGAAGCCTTAGTTGTATCTAGACCACGGGCATACTCTGTATTGCTGGTATCTTTACCAGCCTTAACTAATTCGTCATACTGACGTTGGTAGAAACCACGTGCCTGAATAGATGATGAGTTTTTTTGGAACCACTGTGTGCCAGAGAATGAGTTTCTAAAGCGGTTGTTTGTCCACTTTTCTTTTACAGCAGTTTCAATAAGTTTACGCAACTCTGGCTCAGTAGAAAAGATTAGGTCAATGTAACCATACTCTTCAATAGCCTTATTCCATACATCCTCAAAAGCCATTACTGAACTCCCATCATCTGCTTATACACATCATAAAAGCCAACCATTTGTGTGGCTTTGGCTTCATCTGTCTTAGCAATCTCTTCAATAAGGAACTGCTTTGAGTTCAAACCTGTTCGTTCACTGATTGCTCTTGAAGTACCATCTGCGCCTTCGGTCGTAGTTGTTACCTCTGGCGTCTTACGCTGAGCCTTCTCAAGAATAGGCTGCAGTTTCTTTAACTCTGCTGGATTTAACTCACGCTCAAAGAGCGCTCTTCCAACTTCCTGTGCTACTGCACGGAAATCTGTATCGCTAAATATTGTTGTGCGTGAAGTAGTTGTGCTACTACCACTGCCCTTTGGGCGGTTAGACATGTACTCATCAAGAGTAGGAAACTCTTGAACACCGTAGTTTTTATAGGCACTTACCTGCTCGTATGTATACTCAGCAATAATCTGATTTAAAGCCTGGTCAATTGCGCCAGATGGTACGTTCTTATTTGTAGTAAGAAGCCCAACTTCTTTAAGACGGTCTACTAATCCCTGCTTGCTACCGTATTGCTTTACAAGTTGTTTAATGTATCTGTCTCGGATTAAATCTGTTGTTCCAAACTCAACGCCCTTTTCGGTTGCTGGTCTTTGAACTAACTGTGAACCCTCATAGGCTGCTGTTCCTTTAGCACCTGGCTCCACATAAAGAAATGCTTCATAGACAGTAGGGTTTCCTCTAGGGTCTAACTTATTAGGTTCTGTAACCTGGACTGTTGGACCAGAAGGACCAATTGATGTGCCAGCACTAGCAAGGTAATTAGCCAGTTGCTCAGCATTAGTCATCTTTACAGAACTTGGTGCTTGAGCATCAGTCTTGCTGACCTTTTCTGTTTTACCCTTTTCATCGCTTTTAATTGTTGGGGCACCAAGACCCTGCGATACTGTGCTTCCGAAAGCGCTTACTTCAATATTGTTTTACCCTTTTCATCGCTTTTAATTGTTGGGGCACCAAGACCCTGCGATACTGTGCTTCCGAAAGCGCTTACTTCAATATTGGCAGCAATAACAGAATCTTTTGCTTTAAGTATATTTAACTTAGATTGATATGTGTTGTAAACTCTATCAAGTTCAGTCTTTGAGATTGCTCCGCTTTCATATCTTCTTAAAGCACCAAGGAGTTCTGACGCAGCACCAGATGCTTCATTAAAAGCAACCTGAGTTTCTGTATCTTTAAAGTCATTTGGCTGTGGAGTATACTTAGGCTTCTTCTTTTTATCTTTTGGCTTAGCCGCAGCATTTGTGCGAACCGTCTTTAAGAAATCATTTACATCTGGTTGCGCCACTATACTACCGCCTTATATGTATCTCTTGAATAGTACTTCAAGATTGAATTGAATATTGCTCTAGCAGCCTCTTGAACTGCTGGGTCTCCGTTACCTAGTTCAAAGATAATTTTGCTTACACGGTCACGATACTGACGCTTCAATGTAGGAGCGTTGTATAGAGAACGAACACTTTCATCATTTGAAAACTTGATAAAGTCTTCTACGGCCTGAACTGCTGTCTTCATTTTCATTACAGTTCCTTCAGCGATACCGCTTTCTGGATTCATAATCATTTCTTTAACGCTTGCAAGCATGCGCTCCTCGGTGCCAATTTCATTACCGCCACCAGTAACTGCACTTAGGAGTAAAGGGTTAGAACTAAGAAGACCCTGACGTGCTTCTTCTGCTGTCTTCTTAATCTTCTGTCGCTCTGAAATGCGAGTCTCTTTGCCTAGTTGCTCTGACTGCCAACTTGCTACGTCGTAATACTTCTGCTTATCTTGAGCAACTAGTACATCGTCGTAGTATTTGTCTAGTGTTTTGTCCTCTAGAAGACCAGTTGCATTGAGCCAGTTATATACGCCAGCATTGAAGTCACCAGTGTTAGGGGCAAAGATATATGCCGCTTCACCGTATGCACTCACTAGGTTCTTATTATTAATAGCCCAGTTACGCATCTCTTT